ATAGTGTAAACACTTCTGCCGTAGCAGTATCAACAACAAATGGAAATATTTTAATCAATGAAGCTGAAGTTAATGTTTATACGCATCCTGCTGCCTTAACAGGTGGATTTTATGTTTATGACAAAGCAATTAACTTAGAAATTTCTGGCAATGATATTTACCATGGATTTTATGAAGCAACTCCATTAGATATTACAGCAGGTACTAATAATGGATGGACAGTAAATGATGGAGTTTTAGTAGATGCAAACATCACAAGTGAAGCTGATAATACAGTATTAAGAATAGTTACAAGTGCTAGTCATAATTTGGCAGAAGACGATATTGTAATAATGACAAATATGAACAATGCAGGACATAATGGTGCAACATGTGTAACAGTTATTAATGATACTACATTTGATTGTAATGATATAGCTTATGTAACTGGTGCTGGTGCTTCAAGTGGTAAGGTAATTAAACCAACCAATTTAGAAGCTGATGCAGGAACTTCAGGCATCCATTTTATTTCATTTTCTATGAGTGCTTTTTCTGCCATAGCAAATAAAACATATAAAGTTGAGGCTATAAAAGATGCGTCTGCTTTAGATAATATTGTTGCAGAAAATACTTTAAATTCATTTAAACCTCAATCTTTTGGGGCTAGTGGATATGCAACAATTACAGCAGGACAGAAGATTTGGTTACAACTGAAGAACATAACAGATTCAACAAATATGACTATTAAGCATATGAATTTAACAGTAACACAAATTAAATAAAACAACTGGTAGGAAGTGATACAAAATATGGATTATAAAATATTTGGAACACCAAACATGCTTGTATCAACAAGAATAAAACATAAATTAAAACCTATATTCCGTTTTAATAATGATGGTGAATATATATTAAAAGATACTAATATCCGCTTACAACGGATATTACATCGTTTTGAATATGAGAATATTCCAGAGATACAAGCAAAAGCGGTGCTTGATGCACCAAAATTGGTGCTTAATGCATCAAAAGCAGAAATTGAAGAAGTAAAAAAGACTGCTAAAAGTAGGAAGGAGAAAAAATAGATGGTACAACAAAGTTTAATGACAACACTTTTAAATGCTTGCAATGATTTCATTACTATTTCAAGTACACCAGTTGTAGATTCCCCAATAACAATAGACACATCAGCAACATCAATATTTGATAATGGAACGTTAAAAAGTAATTTTACAATTCAGAATACAAATACTCAAGCTTGTTTTATAAAAGCAAATGGGACACCAACTGCAACAGTTTATGATTATATTTTATCTGCTGATAGTGGAGCTAAAGCTGGGGCAGGAGGTAAAATAACATTTACTAAATTTACTGGTGAACTTCAAGGCTTGGTAGCGACTGGTACGACGACGGTAGCTGTTGCTAATATTACAACTAGTAATAGTTAGGAGATGATAACATGGCAATAGCATTAGTAGTAGGAACGAATACATATATTTCTCTTGCAGATGCAGAAACTTATTTTGACAATATATTAAATAATGAAACTTGGAATTGCACAACCACTAATAGAAAAAATATTGCATTAATGTCAGCAACTAAAAACATTGATAAATTAAAGCTAAGAGGAATGAAAGCAGTTAGTACACAAACGTTAGAATTCCCTAGAGCAATTTATAATGCTTTTAATACATCTCACAGATATTTTTATGATAATTATTTTACTATTTATGAAAATTGGTATATTGAAACTTCTGTTCAGCAATCTGTTTTAGACGCTGTGTGTGAAGAAGCACAAGAATTATTAGTTAGTAAGAGTAAGAGATTGTCATTGCAAGAGCAAGGTGTAAAAGCATTTAAATTAGGTAATTTATCAGAAACTTTTGTTACAAGAAGCACATCTAATTTAATATTATCATCTACTGCAAAAGAGTATTTGACACCATATCTTGCTAGGAGCGTGATTGTAATATGATAGAATCTTTTTTAAATCAAAAGGTTACGCATAAATCTAAATCATCAGTTGATGAATATAATAAAGCAACATATACATCTAAAACTATAAAATCAAGATTTGAATTTAAAAGAAAATTAGTTATAAATCAAAAAGGTGAACAGGTAGTAGCTAATGCAAAAATGTTTACAACTACAAAAATTGAACCTGATGATGTTATTACTTATAATTCAATTGATTGGAATGCTGTAGTTGTAGAACAAATAGTTGATTTAGATGGCAATATTTCTCATTATGAAGTGGCAATGTTTAATGGGGTGATATGATAATGGGAATAGAAATTATTGGAGGACGAGCATTAGCTAGGAGACTTCAAAATATTGTTTCTGCATCAAATAGAGATATAAAAAATACATTAAGAGATATTGGTGAAGATTTACTTTCTAAAAGTGTAAATTTAGCACCAATTGACCAAGGGGATTTAAGAGGTTCTGGAACTTCAATTTTAGAAGGTGATGCTGTAAAGGTAAGTTTTAATACAGTTTATGCTTTAAGGCAACATGAAGAAATGGGATTTAGCCATCCAGGTGGTGGTCAAGCTAAATATTTAGAACAGCCTTATAACGAAAATGAATCAATGTATATTGAAGATTTAGCAGAAACAATAAAAAACAATGTAGATAGGGGTTAATGTTAAATGAGTACAATAGCAGATATAAAAACACTATTAACAGGTGTAGAATCTTCTATCTATCTATCATCAAGACCTAATACACCAGCTATAACATGTGTATTATATGACACAGGAGGAAGAACTCCTTCTCATGTATTTGATGCAATTGCTTATTATCAGCCAACAATTCAAGTATATATAAGGGACACAGATTATGAAGATGGATATGCAAGATGTGAAGCAATAAGTGTTTTGTTAAATGGAACAACAGAACAAACAATAAATAGTAAAAGATATATAAGTGTTTTCCAAATGGGAGACATTTTTTTTCTTGGATATGATGAAAAAAATCAAGCAGAATTAACAGTTAATTTTGTTTGTAAGGTTGAAAAATAATAAAAGAAGAGAGTGATTTAAAATGGCAATAGCAGGAAAAGATGGTAATGTTACATTAGGTTCAAGTGAAGTAGCGTCAATTAAAACTTGGAAAGTAGACCCTGAGTTTGACATGTTAGAAACAACAGCATTAGGTGATGATTGGAAGAGTTTTATTTCTGGTTTAGCTGGATGGTCTGCATCAGCAGAAGGTGATTATGTTATCAACAGTGATACCAGTGGTCAGACTTCATTACAAACTTCATTTTTAGCAGGAACATCAGTTTCATTGAAATTATATGTAAATGCTACTAATTATTACAGTGGTACAGCTTTTATTAGTAAAATGCCTGTAGAAACACCTGTTGGTGAAACTGTTACAGTTTCTTTTGAATTCCAAGGAACTGGAGCATTATCTTATAACTAAGATGATAGAAGGAAATTAATCCTTCTATCTTTATTTTTAGAAAATGATATGAGGTGAGAAAAATGGCTATAGCAGGAAAGATTGGTGCTTTTTATACTACTGTAGGAGCTACACCAACAACATTTACAGATGAAGCAATGGAAACAGTAGATTCTTATTTCACATATAAAATCACAGATGAAGATAAGAAATTTTTTAATACAGATGTAACAGTTGTAGTTTCAGTTGATTCAGGTGTTGTTGCTTCTAGTGGTTATACAGTACAGTATGCAGGAGGAAGAATAATATTTGATGTTGCTCTTACTAGTGGAAACTCCGTAACAATTACAGGAAGTTATCTTCCAGTTGTACAGAGTACTGGTTGTTATAATTGGAAGCTGGATACAGAAATTGATACATCTGAAGTTACCACATTCGCAAATAATGGGAATAAAACATATATAACAAATGTAAAAGGATTTACGTTAAGTGCAGAAGCATTTTGGGTTGATGAAAATTTTTTAACTAATTTAGGTGAGAAATTTGGTGCAATTTTATATGTAGATGAAGATACAGATGTTAGATATGAATGTTATGCACAAGCAGCAAAAGATAGTATTGAATGTCCTGTTGGTGAAATAGTTACAGAAACTATCGAACTTACTGGAGAAGGTCAAGTATATTATAGGAATGATTAAAAATAAAAAATGAAAAGGATGATAAAAAGATGAAGAAGAATAATTTATTAGTAACTATTGATTTAGATAAACCAAGGCATTTAAAATATGGTTTAAGAGCATTAAAAATGATGGAAGATACAACTGGTAAGACCATGAGTGAAATGAATGAAAATGGCATGAGTGTATCAGATATTGGGGTTATGTTATGGGCAGGATTAGCACATGAAGATTCAACTCTTACACCAGATATAGTTCTTGATTTAATTGATGATTATGGAGATATGAAAGAACTTGGAGATAAATTAAAAGAAGCTCAAAGTATTGCATATGGTGAAGGAAAAAACGTCCTAAGTCCAATAACGTCAACCAAGAAATAGAAAAAAACTGGTTTGAAGTATATGATTTTGTTATTGGGCAAGTAGGCTTAGAACCTGAACAATTTTGGAATTTAACACCATATGAATTAGAATTGAAAATTGAACATTATGAAAATCAGAAAAGAGAAAGACATAATGATTTAATGACAGTTGCTTGGTACACAGTTGCATTTGGATTGCAAAAGAAAATGCCAAAATTAAAAGATTATTTAGTACAGCCTGAACCAAAAAATATACCATTAAATAATTTAAAAGATGAATTAATTATTGTGGCTAATAAGAAAAATATAAATGGTTTCTGGTAAAAATAAAACCTGAGTTTCTATATAAGAGACTTAGGTTTTATTCAATTAAAAAATAAAAGAGGAGGTGGCTAACATTGAGTGAAATAGCTGACTTAATTGTTAGAATCTCAGCAGACATGTCAAATTTTACAGCTGGTATGCAACAAGTAGGTAGTAATGTTACAAAAGCAGGAAAAGGGATAACCACGGCTGGTAAAACTTTAACTATGGGTGTAACAGCTCCTATTCTTGCTATGGGTGCTGGTATTGTAAAAACTAGTATGGATTTTAATGCAGGAATGTCAAAAGTACAAGCTACTTCTGGAGCTACTGGTAAAGAGATGGTTGCCCTAAAACAAAAAGCAAGAGATATGGGTGCAACTACTAAATTTAGTGCTACAGAATCAGCAGAAGCAATGAATTTTATGGCAATGGCTGGTTGGGATAATTCTCAAATGATGGACGGATTAAGTGGTGTAATGGATTTAGCTGCCGCTTCTGGTGAAGGTCTTGGAAGTGTTAGTGATATTGTTACAGATTCATTAACAGCATTTGGAATGGAAGCAAAAGATTCTGGTAAATTTGCTGATTTATTAGCAGCCGCATCAAGTGGTGCTAATACTACAGTTGGACAATTAGGAGAATCATTTAAATATGCTGCACCAGTTGCAGGAGCATTAGGATTTTCTGCTAGAGATACTTCGTTAGCATTAGGTCTTATGGCTAATGCAGGAATTAAAGCTTCTCAATCAGGAACATCAATGCGTACCATTATGACTAACTTAGTTAAACCTACCAAAGGTTCAGCACAAGCAATGAAAAAGTTAGGTATAAGCGTAACAGATGGCTCAGGTAAAATGAAAAGTTTTGACACTATAATGAAAGATTTAAGACAATCATTTAAAAAATTAACACCAGAACAAAAAGCGTCTACTGCTGCTCAAATAGCAGGAAAAACAGGAATGTCAGGTTTATTAGCTGTTGTAAATGCATCTCCCAAATCTTTTGATAAATTAGGAAAATCATTAGACAATAGCAAAGGTAAAGCTGCTGAAATGGCTAAGATAATGCAAGATAATCTTAAAGGTCAAATGGAAAAATTAGGTAGTGCTATTCAAGAAATAGCATTGCAATTTGGTGAAGTATTAATGCCTATTTTAAGAAAAGTAATTAGTGTAGGAATAATGCCTCTGGTTTGGGCTTTTGGACAAATACCTCAACCAATGAAAGCTATAATAATTGTAGTAGCTGCTTTCCTAGCTTCTTTGGGTCCTATTTTATTAGTTTTAGGTACTATGGTAACTGTAATTGGTGGAGTAATAACAGGATTATCCGCAATATCAGGAGTTATAGCTACGATAGGATTACCAGTAATTGCAGCTGTAGCTGGTATTATTGTTGCATTTGCATTATGGGCAGGATGGATTGTTTTAATAGTAGCTAAACTTGGAATATTTAAAGATGCATTAGCTACAATCAAAGCAATTATGTCTGGTGACTTTCAAACAATGTTTGATTTATTACATAAAAATTTTGGATTATCAGCAGGCGAGGCAGAGCATTTAGCTAAAGCATTTAAAGAAATGTCAGATAAAGCAAAAATTGTAGCACAAGTTATAAAAGATAATTTAGGTCTTGCAATGGAAGTATTAGGAGACGTTATTGGAGAACTAGTAGATGGTGGTATGAATGACCTAAATGAGGGTACACAAGAAAGTAAAAATTTATTTGCAGATATGGTTAGAAACTTTATTAAATGGGGTAGCAAACTAATAAATTATCTATATGATTTATTTGATACATTTGGATTAATACCTATTGAATTAAAATTTGCTAATAATAAAATTGTTGGAGAATATGGAAGATTAGAAGCAGAAACAAATTCACATTTTAATAGTCTTATGAGTATGCAATTTTTATTTGGTGAGGGTATGTCTAAGGCAAATAAAAAAGCATATGACTTAAAATTTATTGATACTAAAAATGCAATGGCTGCTGAATTAGCTTTAGTAAAAGGTCAAATTAAAAAACAAGAAAAAGTACAAATGGATAGTTTAAAATCTTTATTTAAGAATACTAAAATATATACAGAGAAAGAAGAAAAAGCAAAACTAAAAAGCACTACAGAACATTTTAACCAATCAGCACAAGAATTAGAAAACAATAATAAAAAAGTTTTAAAAATAACAGAAAAAGCAGCAAAAGAAAAAAGACATTTAACAGATGTAGAACTAGAAAAAATAGACCAGTTACGATTTAAATCTGCTGAAAAGGAAATTGGATTCATAACTAGGAATGAAGCTGAACAAAGACTTGTATATGAATTATCAAATAACCTTACTAGAGACTTAGATAAAGCGGCAGCAATGGAAACAGTTGTAAGAGCAAATACAACACATAAAAAAATAGTAGAAGAGTCTATAAAAGCAAGAGATAAGACAATTGCTGCTGTTATTTATGGCAGAGATATTATCGGAAATATTGATGCAGAAGCTGCAAAGAAACTAATTGCTAGTGCTAAAGATGTAAGTAAAAAACAAGTAAATGATTCATTATATACAAAAAATCAAACAGTTGATAATGCTAATGGTGCTAGTGGTGGTGTTTTATCATCTCTTGAGCTGTTAGCAGAAGAATTACCAGCTAAAACAGAAAAAATCAAACTTGTCATGTTAGAAGTTTGGAAAGTATTAAAATCAATATTACCACCCATTTTAGATGAACTTTTTGATATGATAATGGACACAATTATAGATAATGCTCCTAAAATATACACTGCTGGAGTGACAGTTGGTGCAAAATTAGTTTCTGGTGTAATTGCTGGTATAGTAAGTAAAATACCTGC